TACCTATATTTTGTTGATTACAATAATGACAATGCCAATTTTATAAACATAAATTCATTTATTCATGAAACAGATAAAATAAACATATTTACAAATGAAGTAATCGCTAAACAGGGTCAATTAAATAAAGAGGCATTTGATCTTTTTGTAATAAACAAAATAAAAAAGGAAAATTATAAAATCATGATATACGATTTTACACACTTAAAATCGGTTTATTTTATAAGCGGTATGATATATAACACACGTGTTTATAAAATAAAAACTATATTATGTTTTTATTATAATGTACCCCCAGCATATAGAGAAAACATTGACATTGTATTAAGTTAATTTGACAACTATCTAACATATGTACAGTTTTAACATATGTACGGGTTTAACATATGTACGGGTTTAACATATGTACGGTTTTAACTAACATAGGTTGGCAACTCATCGATATTTATGCAGATTTCATTTTTTTGAATACGCTTATTCGGTACCAAATATTTATTAAATTCTGGACGCTCTAATTGCGCTTGTGGGGTATGTTTATGCACACATCTCGCAATCATTTTGTATAATTTAAACTCAGGATACCGTTCTGTTCCATTATTTTTATATAATACATTAATACCATTGTCGTCTATGCACCAATCGACTATTAATTTAACTAATGGAGAACATTTATTTTGTGGGCTCGATATGTTTTTTACCATATCAAAGTCATCCACTACATAGTCAAAAATAGAGCAAGCCAATCTACATAAATCAAAACTAAAATTGGGTTCCAATCTGGGTTTATTATCATTAAAATAAGGTTCGCAATTATACTGTGACGCAGCGTCGCCACCATTTTTAAAACTATCACTGCAAAAAATCTTACCATTGAATTTATATATCGCTCTTCCGAAGTCAATTAATTTATATATTCTACCAAAAGTAGGAACCTTATATGTTTGTTTCTTATAAGTATAAAATATGTAATTTTTACTTGTTGGTATATACATTATGTTGGCAGTATGAAGGTCATTATGTGTAAATGAAAAAAGTTTTTGATAAGTTATTAATATCATTATAATTTGCATTAATGCGGAAAACCATTCTTCGTCAGATAATCCGACATTATCAATTAAATAGTCAAATGTATTTTTACAATTTTCCATACAGATAACTTGCACGGGAAATTTTGGGAATGTAAGCATGATAGTTTCTTCTTTATAAGTGGAATCAGATACGTCTTCGTAATTGTCATCATCATCTTCGTCTAAATCTTCTACATTCTCATCTTCTACGTTCTCATCTTCTAAGTTTTCGTCTAAAGTTTCATTCTCTAAATCGCTATTTTCTAGATCATTCTCATTCGTATGCGATGTTCTAGAAGAACAATCCGACCCACCTTTTAATGTTTCCGCCTTTTGACTACCCAATTCAAATAATTCAGAATTACCCAAGTCAACCAAATCGATATCCGATTGTTTAATATCATCCAATGTAACTATAGATGTCTGATGTTGTATTGTGGTCTCATCAAAAATGTTTTCAAACATATCGTTATCAATAGATTTAATAGATAAATTTGATTTTAAACTAGAAATAGTTAATGGTTGCAATGGTTTAGGTCTACCATCAATAAAAATATGGGAATAGTCTTCAATATCAAACAATATACCCTTGTGTTTGTTAAAAAACTCGCAATGAACTAAATAATCAAGGTCATCAAGCACGTTAATTGTATAGTTGTTTTTAATGGCTAAAAACGACCCGTAATAATCAATACCATGAATAAATTGGTGTTCGTTTAATAATTGGCTTGATAAAAATGAAAAAAAACCATCTACATAAGATGAATTGTTAGTATCTTCCATTTTAGGATGTACACGGACATCTTTATTTAAAGTTGGTAAATTAAACAACTGTGAATTATTATAATTATAATTTCCAACTAAATACTTAAATGGGTCAAGAAGTGGTGCCATTTTAATAAAAACTTGTGGCGTGTTAGTCATATCTTCGTCGTCAGAGATATGTTTCGTTTTTCCTGTAAATATATTTGCATGTTTACTATCCTTAATATCAGACAATGCCCAAGAATGATTTAAATTAATGGAGTTCCAGTTAGTCTGATTTAATGAAAAAAATCGGTTGTATATGGGTATATAATTTTGAACATCGGATATATTAATGGTTTTGTTAGTTTGAAATTTGTTAAATAGGTTTGTATTTTTCCTTTTTTTGTAGTTTACAGATATTACCATTAGCTAATAATAATATAAATTAAAGTAATATTTAACTTATTATTTCTATTTATGCTTAATATATTTCTAAACAATACGTTTAGATAAAATATTATATATGCTCGTTATATATACAGATGAATTTAGAATTAAAACGGTTTGATATGAAAGCAATCAGTTTTAAGCCCAATGAATCCAAAGGTCCCGTTATTGTGTTAATAGGTAGACGTGACACTGGTAAATCCTTTTTGGTTAGAGACCTTCTCTATTATCATCAGGATATTCCCATTGGTACCGTTATTTCCGGAACTGAAGAAGGCAACGGCTTTTATGGTAAGATGGTTCCAAAATTGTTTATACATAACGAATATAATACAGCTATTATTGAGAACATTTTAAAGCGCCAAAAAGGTGTGTTAAAGCAAATCAAACAAGAAACCGAAAGTTTCAAACGAAGCACTATTGATCCGCGAACTTTCGTTATTTTGGATGATTGTTTGTATGACAACACTTGGGCACGTGATAAGATGATGCGATTATTATTTATGAACGGTAGACATTGGAAGGTGATGTTACTCATCACAATGCAATATCCTTTAGGCATACCACCTACGCTCAGAACTAACATTGATTACGTCTTTATTTTGAGAGAACCATATATCGCAAATAGAAAACGCATTTATGAAAATTATGCTGGCATGTTTCCCACATTCGAATCCTTTTGTCAAGTCATGGACCAATGCACTGAACATTTCGAATGCTTAGTTATAAATAACAACTCCAAGTCCAATAAATTACAAGACCAAGTCTTTTGGTATAAGGCTGACACACATAATGACTTCAGGTTGGGGTCAAAAGAATTCTGGGAATTGTCTAAACAAATCAATGACGATGACGACGATGGTGACCAATATGACCCGCAAAACGTGAAGAAACGTGGTCAGGGACCAAAAATAGCCGTTAAAAAGAGTAAATGGTAGGTGTAATGTTCCTTTTTTATATAAAACCAATACGCTTTTATATATATAAGCGAAAAAACAACTTAAAGAGAACAATATATAGTAAAATATAAACTGATGGCGCAGTTAAACATCGTTGACCTTATCGAAAATAACCCTATCTCAAGGTTATCTAGCACATATAATAGCAAATTGTTAAATAAAATTAAAGATGCCTTTACGGAATTTGAACAGCAAATGTTTGTAAGTAGTTTTTATTGCTACTTAAATTATGATAAAACACTTGATTTTGTAATTGATTTAGACGATGTCTGGAAATGGTTGGGATTTGTTAAAAAGGCAAACGCTAAATTCGTACTAGAAAAACATTTTGTAGAAAATTATGATTATACAAAACTCGGTGCTGAACATACAGCACCGAGTTCAGAACTTAAACACGGTGGGCAAAATAAACAAATTATTATGTTAAACATTAAAACATTTAAATCATTTTGTTTAAAAGCACAGACAAAAAAGGCGTCTGATATTCACGATTATTATATAAAACTGGAAGAGATATTACATGAAACTATAGAAGAAGAAAGTAATGAACTGAGATTGCAACTTGAACATCAACAAGAGCTTATTTTAGAAAAAGACACATTGTTATTAAGTTCAACTAAAGACAAACAGAAAGCAATTGAAGAAACATTAATTAAACAATTTCCATTAAATACCGAATGTATTTATATAGGCACCATTGAAAATACGAATGAAGCAAATGAGAGTTTAATTAAATTCGGACATACTAACAACTTACAAGTCAGGCTTCATGACCATCGTAAAAATTACGATAATTTTGTTCTCGTAGACGCATTTAAGGTGCTAAACAAAGTGGAAATTGAAAATTTAATTAAAACGCATCCCAAAATAAAGAAACACATAAGAACCGTATCCATCAATGGTAAAAACAAAACAGAAATAATTGCCTATAATACAACCAATTTTACGATTAACGCATTGACAAAATACATTAACGAAATCATACAATCTAAAACATATGGCATTGATAATTTCAATAAATTGCTTGCGCAAAATGATGCACTAACATCCGAACTATCGGAACTCAAATATCAACTGGAGCAACAAAAGACATTGATTAATGAACAAACTTTGGAAATACATAATTTAAAAGAAACATTGAAAACACAAACAGATAAATTAAATGCATTTAACGCAGATAATCAATCAGTTTATCAAAATAGTCTACTACCTGAAGATGAACTAACAAGCAAATTTAATCAATTTATAGCCTCGTCATGTATAGTAAGAAATGACGTGGACGAAAGTTCAACAAATATGGAAGGGGCATATCGTATTTGGAGCAAAGTTAAACCAAAAAAAGAAACATTTCAAGCATTCAAAAATTATTTAGATACACGATTTAAGCCAGCAAGAATTTCTAGACAAGATAAAGACCAAATAGTGCATGGATATATTGGTGTAAAATTAATACCTGTAAAATATGCCAACAAATATGTAGGTAATGATGTTGAAAGGTTTTTATTCCAAGTGTGCAACTTTGCACCAAATGGGAAGATATTAAATTCAGTATTGTTAAGTGAATATCAGCGTTGGAAAAAAAGTTTAGATAAAAATTGTTCAGATAATGATATGGCTGACCTTAACAAGTATTTGAATGAGTGCGAATATGTGTTAAAAGCAACAGTGTGGACAGACCAAGGTTCTAACGAAGGCTATTATGGTATTTCTCTAAAACAAGACGAACATAAGTATAAAACAACGTCGTCTACTGGTAAAATGGTTAACAAGGTTGAAGTAACGACTGGAGTAGTATTAGCATCATGGTCTACCATTGCAAAGGCAGCCGAAACAGAAAATATGTCGGCTGCGAAAATGTCTAGAAGTGTTAAAAATAAGACCATCTTTAATGATTATTATTATTCTACCAAAGAAACATAAGATGATTTTTCTTTATTTTGCGATTTTAACATATACGATGTATAATAGACCCACAAACAATAACAATGTGGGACCGTATATTTCAGGCGCATTGTTAACTATGCCATAAATAATAAGTAATATTTGTGCCAAGGTGTTTCCAATAAGATAAAACCAATTAAAACTACTTACGTTGTTGGTTTTATAAATGTTGAACACTAACGAAAAAAAGGAAATTACATTAAACATAAGCGATGTGGTTGCTAAAATACTATATTTACCCATATATACTATACCTTTAGAATATACCTTTAGAATATACCTTTAGGAAATATACCTTTAGGAAATATACCTTTAGGAAAGGTATAACCAAATAAATACTTTTTACACCTTTTCTCATTTCAAACGCCCATATAAACTGGTTATAATAAAGTATTTAATAATTTATTATATATTGGTTGTGGTAGGGGTTAAACCTACGACCTTATTATTAGTATAAATATGCTCTATCACGCTGAGCTACACAACCAATTAAATTTGTTAATATGTCTTTAAGTTGTTTTTATATTATTTAATGTTTACAAATCGGCGTTTGAAATGAGAAAAGGTGTAAAAAGGTATAAGCAAACATTAGTCAAATAGTTTCAATTTTCATTATTATATATTACCATTATTATGTAATTTGTTATGAATATTTTTAGATTTATAAAAAGCATATATTGTAATAACAGCATTATGTTTATCTTATTACTGCAACAAATGTAATTTATAGTTTCAATTTTATAGTTTTCAAGTTTAAAAAACTATAAATTAACATACAAATACTTAAGGCTAACGCCAACGCATATTCAAATACTAATTAGGGTTGTTAGCGAACGGTCCCGATTTTAGCTGACTTTGTCCATAATCGGTTTTACCAACTACAATATTGTTGCCGTCAAATAATTCGCTCCTAATATCGGCAGCCGATATATTGTCATTAGGGATTGTTTGCTCTATGCTTGTATTACCTAATCCGACCAAATTGCCTTCCTTATCAATATCCTGTGTTAGCATATTGCCGTGCTTTTCGGCATTTTTCTTGTTTTCATCTATAGCGTGTTGTTTCGAATCCTTAACGCGTTGTTCAAATGTGGATTTAGCAATCTCTTCATTTTTCTTCTTCTCGTGTGCCAGTTGGTTCAATTCTTCCTCCATATATTCAACGCGTCCAGTTTTGTATGCTTCGGGTTCCCAAGGCATCCACACGCCAATTGGTCCAACGAAAATATCAAAATTTGGGTCAGTTTCTCTTAATATCTTGGCGCGCAATTCGGCTTCTTCTTGAGATGAAAAATTACCACGGGCTTTAAATCCTCTAACGGATGTTTGAAAGTTATGTTTGACATTAAAAGTCTTTTCAAGTTCCTCTTCTTTGTTGTCAAGGAATGTCTTGTAGTCATTCTCAATGGATGAACTAACAATAAGATCTCGTTCTTCTTTAACAAAGGCTTCGAAATCCTTCATCACATCCTCAAACTGTAATTTGTATTTAAATGATAAAAAGTTCAAAAATTGATGAAACTTTTCCATAGATTTGTTCATTTCCCATTGCTTTAAAAATTCTTCAAAATAATATGTTTCACGTTGTTTTAGAATAGGTTCAGGCGAAATAAATGAAAAACAGCCAAACGATTGTCCTGCAATAGACTTGTCTACTTCTAACAAATCAACATATTTTTTGTTAGTTGATCCGTCTTTTTTTAGTTTTCGTTCAAAGCCCTTTTTATTATTTGTTCTACTCATTATAATATTTAGTAAATTCTTAGGTTTAAGTTTTAATTTACTAAATAATATATATTTTTTTCTTTTTAATTTATATAATGATGGATATGTTTGATGTTACCGAACTTATTAAACGTATTGTTAAGTATTTAGTTGAAGGCTTAATGGTAGCGATTGCTGCATTTGCTATCCCCAAAAGGTCGCTAAATCTTGAAGAAATCGCATTACTTGCGTTAACTGCCGCAGCCACATTCGCTATATTGGATACCTATATTCCTTCTATGGGTGTGTCTGCTAGATCAGGTGCGGGGCTAGGAATAGGGTTAAATCTGGTACATGTCCCTGGGGGATTTTAACATAAATATGTAAAATAGTCTTTAAGTCCTTTTTTATAATATATAATATTCCGCCACCCAATAAATCATTATTATAGGTCACTTGTTTTATAATAATGAACTAATGGAATTTATTACGTTTTATTTTTCGCATTATTCTACGGGATGGTTTACGTTTTGTTTTACGTGTTCGTCTACGGGTTGATTTTCGATTTTTAGTGTTACGTTTGCCACCTTTAAGTGCAGGTATAGAACGATTAAAAAATGGATCTTTATCCATTGCATTTCCAGCTAACGACAATCTATCCCAAGGTTTATCCGGATTGTCTAGAACAATTTTCCAAGTAATATTCGGATTTTTGCTAATATTAGAATAGTTCCATGGCTTATCTGGATTGGCTAGAACAATATCCCAAGTAATATTAGGATTTTGACTAAGAAGTCCATAATCCCAAGGTTTATCCGGATTGTCTAGAACAATATCCAAAGTAATATTAGGATTTTTGCTAAGATTAGAATAGTTCCATGGCTTATCTGGATTGGCTAGAACAATATCCCAGGTAACATTTGGATTTTCACTTAGTGCATCATATTTCCAAGGTTTATTAAAATTAGCTAATACTATATCCAAGGTGATATTCGGATTTTTTGATAGCGCATAGTAGTACCAATCCTTGTCGGGATTTGCTGAAACAATATCCCAGGTGATATTTGGATTTCCACTTAGAGGATAGTAATTCCATGGGTTATCTGGATTAGCTAATACTATATCCCAGGTAATATTTGGATTTCCACTTAGAGCACTATAGTTCCATGGTATATCTGGATTAGCTAATACTATATCCCAGGTAATATTTGGATTACGACTTAGACAATCATAGTTCCACGGCTTATCTGGATTGGCTCGAACAATATCATATGTAATATTTGGATTAGAACTAATAAAAACATAAAATGAATTGTCAACACGTCCATTTGTTGTTTTATCATTATATGATACCATTTGTTTATACCAATCTGATTCATTAGACATTATTATATATTAATATATAATAATATTATATATTAATATATAATAATATTATTTTCCTAAAGTACGTGTAATATATGATTGTTAAATTTGGGACAAATCGTTAGCCTCCATTAGCCATTATTTGTTTTGTGTTAAGTACATATAGGACAAATAGTATTTACGACATGTAATATAGTCACCTTTGTCACAACAAAAATTAAGTGGGATTTTTTGGGACAAATCATTAGTCTATATTGGCTAATGAAAAATCCCAACCTATTTTTTTATAATTTTATGAAAAAAATATCGTAACAAATTATTCGTTAAGTTTTTCATTTTGAGAGCGTTATGCTAAGACCTTGTAACTTGGCGAGTTTTTTCGGAAAAGTATTTTGGGTTTTCATTTTTGGACATTTTTAAAAATGTCCAATTTCTAAAACCTAATTGACTTTTTGGATTAAAATATTCACTTACCTATCCCTATTTTTGTATTGTGGTTTGTTTAGCAATATTGCTAATAATTTTGCTTATATTATGGTCACCTTCTTCCTTTGTTAGTCCATTCATAGAATTACTAACAATTTTCAAATATAAATTATTCTTCTTAGAATCCGCGGAAGTGCAATCGGGATGTTTATGTCTCCAATGTGTAATTTGTTTGATATTTTCATTGGCAATAGTTTTAATTGCTTTTGTCAAAATAGGTTTGCTATTTGTTTCTTTAGTCCATTCATTATTGTGTTTTATGTAAAGCACTTCACGTTTAAAATCGCTACAATGTAATGGTCTCATATGATTTTCTAAATTGTTTAAATTTTTAACGATTATATTTGATATGCCTTCAACATATCCATTTCTTCCAGTATTTTCCAAGTCGTCTAATTCAAGTTTTATATTGCTAACAAAATCATTAATGTTCATAGCATCTTTACAAGTTTCATTTAAAAAGAATTGTAAATTAAACGTCTTATTGTTATTCATGCTATTTATGGCATGAATATTGTTGCTGGTGCTTGTTTGATGAACTAACGAATTAATTGTGGTAGTTTGTTCTAATATTATTTGTTGCATAGTTTTGTTATCTTTTATGAGTTCTTTATTGTCTTTTATAAGTTCAATAATTAAATTAGGTGTTATTATGTTCGAATTAAAAGGCGTTTCTGTGCATTTTTTTATGTGCCTATAATACCCGCTATCATATTTATAAGTTTTCCCACATTTACACACATATTTTTCGTTTTTTGGTGTAAAATCGCTATCATTTACTATCATTTTACTATCATTTACGACAAATTTGTGTTTTAGGGTTGATAAATGTCGGTCATAATCGTTTTTTTTAGACGTATAGAAGTCACATAGTTGACAACAATATTTTTTGTCGTTTTTTTCGTAAAATTACTATCCTCGACTATCATTGTTCTTTTATATACTATATTTTTAAATTATTATGCAAAAATATATAACTTATCGTAACAAATTGTTCATCAATTAAACCACTTTAAGAGCATTATGGTCACAACCACTAAGTTGAGAAGATTTTTCGGAAAAGTATTTTGGATTCGTTTTCGCAATCGATTAAATAATATATGAAAACTACTTAAAGAACCCATCGTCAACCAGTTGGTCACCGAATATACCGCCTGGAAAAAAATTGAAACCATAACGACCCCATAAGACATTGTATACTTTATATAATGCCTGTTCAAACACGTTCTCAAACTCGTAATCAAGTTGCTAAGGATAAGACTACTTCTACCAATATGGACCCAAAGCTAAATACAACCGCTAATTCCCGTCTATTTACATCTATAAAGGGTCATCCTTATCAGGAGTTTTGCCGTATTAATCGAGAAAAAGTTAAATCAGAAAATCCTCAGGCAAGTTTTGGTGAAATTGGTAAGCTATTGCGTAAAAAATGGCTAGAAATAGAAGCACAATTATCAATTAATAACAAACGTGTTCAATCTACAGTTGATTTATCGGCTACTACATCTGCTACCGATATTGCTAATATTGAAATATCACCACCAAAAATAGAATATACATATCTTAATTTCTGTCGCGACCATCGTGCGCAAGTTAAATCAGAAAATCCTCAGGCAAGTTTTGGTGAAATTGGTAAGATATTACGCGACAAATGGACAAAACAGCAACAACCAATGAATAATGAACCTTCTTTATCTACAGCAAATATTAGTGATGATGTGTCACCCCCAAAACAAACGTATACTATGCGTGATTTCTGTCGTGAACGTGCAAGAATTAAAGTGCAACAAATCCCATGTACAAATACATATACATCTACAATGCAAGTTGAAGATAATGTCAGTTTGAAAGCAGAACACGACATTGTATGGTTTGGTAAAACATCGGAGACAATACTTATCAACATTGGTAAGAATAATATACTAATTTTAGAACTTCAGACTACTGATGTAACTCAGGCACGACTGTTGGAGTTTGATAATTTGCGTAATATTACTCACTTATATGACTTTGTCGATAAATATGTTCCGTGCATTTATGAGTTTTCAAAAACTATCCTAAATGAAGTTAAATGTGTACTACATAAACAGATAAACGAAACAAAACAAAAGTTGGAAACGCATAAATATATACCACGAACAAGAATTGAGATTATTACAATTGCGTCGCTTAGAGACGCGATGGCATCCTGTGAAAAAACATTGAATGAATTGGTATAAAAAAATTGAAATTATTTTTTAACGAATAAATTCAATCACACTTATATAACAATGAATATTACAAGTGCTAAACCAAGTAATCCATGTACGTATTATATGTATTTAATGGATGACCCCAGTTTAAAGTCGTTGTCATTGGAAGATAATGTGTACTTCACAGTAAGAGACATATTTGCAAATGCATTTAACACAGATATTTGCTATG